GAGGATACAGATGATGGATGGAATAAATGCAATTTCGAAAGAAAAGATGGCTCCAAAGAGTATCAGTCTAAGCGGATGAGTTCATTATTCAAAAAAGTAAAAGAAGATGGTACTGTCGAGTATAATGACGTAAATCGGTACCATGGCGTAAATATTGAAAATCCGAATGTATCATATCACAGCGGACTGATCGATTCTGTCATGGGCGAACTGTATCCTATTACTATGCCGTATATGCCGTCTGATAGAGCATATAAAGTATATACCGAGGATTTCCTTACAGATCCTAAGAATGGCGATTATGATACTGTCGGAATTCTGTATGTAATCACCCCGTCTATGGAAAAGGTTGAAATCAACAGATATTTCAAAGAAGCTCCGAATGGCTTTGCTGAGATTGATGAATCCGAATATGTAAAAAGAAAAATGAAGGTTCAGTGGGATGATTTGTTATCTAGCGATTTTAAAGGAATTAAAGAAGCATTTGGATTCGAATTGCATGATTGGCAAAAGAAATATTTAAAAGGCGAACTTGATTCCTTCCCGAATGGTCGCGGAAATGGTAAAACATTTGCTATGAATTTAAAAGCACTTCTTGGGGATGGTGATACCGTTACATTCGATGAGTTAAAAAGAAGGTATCGAATGAGTAATCAAGAATGTATTTATGTTAACAATATTCTTGATATGAATGCAAAATTATGCGCTGCCGGTTTTACAACCAATATAATAAAAAGGCGGTGATGGCACCAATGGATCGAAATAGATTTATCCAGTGCATGAAAAGCAATGTTGAGTTGTCGGATAAAGAGCGGCGGAGAATCATCAGAAAAAGTGTTGAGAGTCAGCCGTGGAAATTAAAGTGTACGATTGCCATGGAAGAGTTTGCGGAGCTTACGCAGGCAATCAGTAAACAGATTCGTGGGTATGATAACAGAATTGGACTTTTGGAAGAGATGGCGGATGCTTACATTTGCCTGGAATTCCTTAAGTCTATTTTTGATATTACACCGGAAGAATTGCAGAAAGCTATGGATGTTAAATTACAGAGAGAAAAGAATAAACAGAGATGAGTAAAGAGATTAAAATTGCTGGGAGTATCTCATTTGGAGGAAAGCGGCTTAATGTGTATGGGGACCTTGATGCTCCGCTGTTCAAGGCAAAAGATATCAGTAATGCCATCGGCTACAGCAGCGGTAACGAGTGGAGAATACTTGAAATGTGTGAGGAGGATGAAAAGCTGAAACTACCTTTGGTAGTAGCAGGCCAGAGACGTTCCGTCAACTTTGTGACCGAGAACGGTCTATACAATATCCTTGCTCAGAGCCGTATGGAGATTGCAAGATCCTGGAGACGTGTGGTTCATGATGAGCTTATCAACATGCGAAAGGAAAAGGGTAGAAACATCGCTGAGCAGTTTGAAGAGTGGGATCACGCTATGGATAACATTTACTTCGATGAGGAAACCGGTCAGCTTATGCAGTCGGTCACAGTTCCTGGTGGAGATGTGATCCAGATTCCTTATGAGAAGGAAGAAGAGTAATTAAAAACGTGGGCTATGCCGGACTAAGGAGCATAATAATCCAGATTGGTGGGGATCTGGATATTTTGAAAGGAGAACATGATGATCTTATATGTGGTTCATGGAAATACCTATTATGATGGATGCGGATATATAGAAAATATATTTGGTATCTATACGGAAAAATACGCAGCGGAAGCAGCTAAAGATCTAAGAATTAAAGAACTTTACGAAAAAGAAATCGCAAGGGGGCAGATGTCCATCGTTGAGAATGTGTCCGATATCGAAGTGAATATTTTGGAAATCGAAGCTGAAAAACTTGTAAATATCGAACTGGGAGGGTATTGCGAATGAGCATTAAATTAGAGCATGTAGTTCTGGCAAGTCCAGAGCAGATGGAGTTTATTATTGAGGGTATGCGTAATCCAATGAATTCGTGGAATAAAACTGATAGTTTCAATGGGTGTGAAACATATAAAGGTATAAGCAAATGTTTAGATTGCGATGGAATTCGTGAGTGTGGAGCTGTCAACAAATATTTAATAGTTGGCGAAAACGATCACTCCCTCATGCAACGTTTATCCAATGCTGGTACAGATCATAGAAAATTTATGAGAATGTTGCCGGCGTACGTGAGGATCACAGCGCCGTTATATTGGTGGAAAGAATTTGATACTTACAAAGTCGGAACTGTTGCCAACAGCTGTAGTACCATGCATAAAATCCAGGCTAAGGAATTTACAATGGATGATTTCAGTTGTGAGCATCTCGATATCCGCACCAAAGCATTACTGGAAGAAACAATAAAGGCATTAAACGATTATCGAAAATTATATATTGAATATAACGCAGATGATTTTGAGATTAAAGGGTGCCCGAGCAAGAAAAATATTTGGTGGCAGATGATTCAGCTTCTCCCGAGCAGCTATAATCAGACTCGTAATGTTATGATGAATTATGAAGTTCTGGCAAATATTTATAAGAGCCGTCGAGGACATAAGCTGGATGAGTGGTGTGATTTCTGTAAGTGGATCGAGACACTGCCATATTCTGAGATTATTATGTCTTCATCCGGTTTAGATCTCAATTCAATTAACGCATTACAGGGAGCGGCTAGAAATAGTAGCAAGGGTTATATCCATAAAAGAAAAACGGAGGATTGAACAGTGAAGAGGATGGTTAAAGTAAAAGATATTTTACCGCTTGTAAAGTGGAACGATGTTCGACTCGTGTTGGGTGAAGAGGATGAAATTTGTTTACTCAGAAAAGAGTTTATCACCGAGACCCTTTCTGACAAGATTTTAGAAATGACGGTTACCGGAATTGAGAACGATGAAGCCATTTTAGATACGGTCAATATCTATGTGTTCGGTTATAAAACGGAGGATTAAATTTATGCATTTTACAGTTATTCAGATTATTATCATGTTTCTTATCGCCTATGTGTGCTTTTACGCTTTAGTTGATCGCATTATGAAGTGTATTGAGCATTGTGCTACAGCCAAAGCATACGGACGGTTCAGAGAAGCCGGAGTAATGATAAAAATGGATGATGTAGCAGCTGGCATCGCGAAGTCAAAAGAGGAGAAAGAGAATGTTGAGAAACGATTTAATTAAGAATAAGATATACGGAATCATATTCATCATACTTGGAGCGTTGACAATCCCGATTGAATGGGATGCAACGTTCTTTTTATTTACCTTGATGTTGGGCATTTTATTATTTGTATCGAGAGAAAATTGCATTATGAATTAAGGAGGCGGCTATATGAGCCGGGCTGAAAGGAGAAGGGCACAGAAGTGCGAGCAGAAAGCTAAGACTGCTACATACAATCTGACAAGAGCTCAATTAGATGCCCTGGTTCGAGAAAAGATATCTGGTGAACTGGATAGAGTTAAGCAGGAGGCTACGAATGATGCTATCAATCAGGCGATGATCCTTCTGCTTACTCTGCCGCTTGAAGTGTTGATGGATCACTATTGGACGAAGACATATGCAAAGCGGATTCCGGAGTTTACAGAGCATGTTCTCGAATATTATGAAAAGTGGCAAAACGATGAGTTAGACATGGACAAGCTCAAAGAAGATCTTTGGATATATGGTGGAGTGCGATTAGAAGAAGTGGAGGGTAAGTAAATGGAATATTTAATTTTAGGAATTATCATTTTGGCAGCTATTCTTGTTTTAGGCGGATATATTGTTTTATCTGTTATGAATGCTGCAATGTGGATGGACGATTCTATGAGATGGGGAGGTAGAGATGACAGCTAAGGATGACAGAAAAAATGCAGAGGGTTACAATGATCCGACAGCTTATAACGCGATTAAGAACGTGGAGCAGGAACAGGACAAGGACGATGTGAGGTTTCATCAGTTACTGAACACTCTGTTTTCACTTTGTGAATTGGCAGATTTCCATATCGAGGGACGAGTTGTGCTGAAGGATAAAAGAACGGGAAAGGTTTGGAGGTAGGCGAGATGATGACTATGGAAGAATTACAGAAAGCTTGTGAAGCCTTAGCGAAGGCGTGGAACGAAGTTTTGGAGCCGATGGAAAAAGCTGTGGAGGCACTGAACAAGTTCTTCAAACTGTACTATGAAAACGAGAAGTCTCGTAAAATTCGCACCGGTCGGAAGTCCAAATCTGTAAAGTGTGTGCCAGATTCTAAGATGTCTACATACAATTATAAGCCTGTTGTGAAGCGTAATTTGCCCTATCAGAGACGAAATTTCTGACTGATTTCAGCTAATCTAGGTTAAAAATCTTTGTAGTAGCAGGTCATTTTTCTGCCCACTTTTGGGTTTTAGGATTTGACCAAAGCCAGGATATTTTTGACCAGAACTGAAAAATTGGTGTCGATTTGGAGAAAATTTACGAATTTTGGTCAAATTTCTGGCCATTTGCCCGGTTTTGCCCACTTTCAAAAACCCGGATTTGACCAGTAAAAACCCAGTATTTATGCGGGTTTGCGG